CACATCGCTGATGTCCCGGCCGGTGACCTTGGCCCATTGCGCCAGCAGCACCGCCCATTTGTGTGCGATGACGTCGCCGCCGTCGTCGCGCCGATCATTCGGCCAAACGACACCGCCGGCGCGCGCAAGCCAGTCCTTCAGCGCCTCGATCGCGCTGGTGGCGTCGGACGGATGCGCGAGGAAGCGGGTGTGCGAAACGCCGGTCTGGCGTTCCAGAAACGACAGCATGGCGCGATCGGTGCGGTCCTCGATCAGGCCGAGATTCCAGCCGGCGATCCAGAGCGCCTGCAGCTTGCGCGCCACCGGCGACGTGAGGCCGGCGACCGCGCCCTTTGCCGGCGACGGCGCGCCGACGATGTCCTTCAGCTTGTCGATGACGTGGCCGGCCGCGGCGAGCGAGAGCTGGCGGGCGGAGCGCACCTGCGCCTCGCGGGCGAGGAAATCGCGGTAGGTGTCATCGTCCATGCCGGCCTTGGCGGCCAGCGTGCGGATGGCGCCGATCTGGCGCGCGGTTGCGGGCGCCGCCATGTCAGTCGGCCTCGATGCGATGGAAGATGCTGCCGGGGCGGTGGCGGATGGTGCCGGTGCGCGCCGTGACCGCGTCCGACCACACGATGCCGACCAAGAGCACGATGATGGTGAAGGACAGGAGCGCGGCCTGCGCGTAGCCGAACAGCACCATGTCGACCGTCACGGCAATCATTGCGCCGAGATAGATCGCCGCGAGCAGGCCCGCCGGCGAGAGCTGCACGAAATGTCTATTCATTGCGACCATCTCCCTTGCGCTTGATCTCGGCCTCGACCTGCCGGCGCAGCACGGCCGCGAAGCCCTCGCCGTAAAACCTGCCGTGCTGTTCCAGCAGCTCCTCGCGCCGCCAGCGCGGCGCCGCGGCAAGCTCGGAGAGGATTTCCTCGGTGCGGCTCATCGAGCCCCCCCCTCGGATTTGCGTTTCGTGCTCATATCGCTCCCCTCAGATCAGCCCGTTTTCCTTGGCCAGCCATTCCGCGCGCTCGGTGAGGTGATGCAGGCACATCGTCAGGTCGAGCAGGTCGGATTTCATGGAGCCCTCACGCCACCGCGAGATCGATGGTGATGGCTTCCCATTGCGCGGTCTGCGACGCCCGGCGGTAGAAGCGCACGTATTCCTTCGAGCCGACCACGCGGATGGCGTCGCTCAGCGCCGTCATCGCCGCGCGCCAGCCGTCGTCGTCGATCTTCAGGCGGCGCAGCGCGAACAAGGCAGCGCGGTTGATGCGCCCTTCCTTGTCGACCTGAAAGGCGTGCTCGACGAGCGCGCGGATTTCGTCGCGCGCGCCGGCCGCCCAGGCCGTGATGCAATCGTCGACCAGCGCCTTGGCGATCTGCAGCTCGGCGCCGAAGGTCATCTGGTCCTGCACCTGCACGACCACCTTGAAGAGGCCGTCATAGGTGGCGAGCGTCACGTTGCCCTTCTTTCCTCCGCGCCGCGCGCCGTATTGCTCGGCGAGCAGCTCCTGGAACGAGGCGACGTCGTCGAAGGTGTGGCCGCGGAAGCGGCTGATCTGCGCCGACAGATCGGCGGCGAAGGCGACGATCTTGCGCACGGTCTGGTCTTCGAGCCGGTGCTGCGGCTTCACGAGATCGAGCGGCACGAGGCGGCCGGCGCCGTCGCGCATGAACTCCTTGCCGTCGATGGTCTCGACGCCGGCGGCGTCATTCGGCTGCGTCGTGGACATGGATCGTCTCCAGTTTGATGTGGCCGAGCTTGGAGAGCCCGAGCGTGACTTTTGCGATGAGGTGCTTGGAGAGTTTTGCGAGCTCGCGGCGCTGCGACGACGACGGCAGGTCGAGCACCAGCTGGTCGATGACGCGCAGCAGCTGCACTATGTTGGCGAAAACATCCTCCGCCTGCAGCACGCGGTCGGCGACCGCGGCGAGATCGTCCGGCCGGATGCGGATCGCCGCCTCGTAACGGTCGCGCAGGATCATCCGCGCGGCGTCGACCGGATCGGCGGGGGTCCAGGCTTTTGCAAGCGACGTGCGCTGCATGGCGACGGCGGCGACGGCTGCCGCCGCGACGCGCTCGGCATAGTCGGGATCGCTTCCGACAAGCTTCGTGGCCTCACGGGCGCCGTACAGGACCGTCGAGTGATCGCAGTCGCCGATGGCGCGGCCGATCTCTGGAAAGCTGTTGTTGGTCAGCTCGCGAGCGAGGTAAAAGACGGCGCGGCGGGCGGGAATGATGTGGGCCTGACGGCGCCGCGAGCGGATGTCTCGCTCCGACACGTTGAAGGCCGCGGAGACGGCCGCGACGATTGCGCCGATCGTCGGCGTGCCGGCGCGGGTTTCGGGGGCGGTGGATGACGTGCTCGACATGACGCTTCACTCCGCCTTCAAGCGGGAGTGCGGGCAGCCGGATCGGCAGGCGTGATAGGCCCTGACGCGGACCGATGACGTTGCTCCGAACGGCATTTTCTGCTCGTCGAGGCAGCGATCGCGGCCGATCTCGCCGTATACCGGACACACGACGGTCTCGTGCATCAGCGCGCCGCGCACCTTCGCCTCGACGCGCGTCATGTCTCCGCTATAGCGTTTGGCGAAGACGTGACTGAGAACTGCGGGCGAATAGCCGATCCTCTTCGCCGCCAGCACCGCCGACGTTGATGTCGCCTCAACGGCAAGCTCGCGCACCCAGTCGGGCGCCGCATCGCCCCACGCGGCCGCGACCTTGGCCACGAAATCGGTCTTGGTATGCTGGCCCGGCGCCGGTCCCCTGCTCATGACGCGCCTCCAGCGGCAGCGAGCGCGGCGCGGGCGCGGGCGATCACCGCGTCCATCTCGGCAACGCTGCGCGCGTCGTCGTCGTTGTCGTATTCGCCATAGGCATTCGTGACGCAGTCATAGAAGGCGTCGCGCTCGGCGACATACTCGGCGAGCAGCGCCTCAAACGCCTCGCGCAGCCGCGTGAAGCCGGCGGCGGTGAGCGCGACCCGCGCCACCGATTCCGCGTCGCCGCGGCCGATGACATGGCGATCGAGCGCGGCGCGGAAGGCGAAGTTGTTGGCGACATACTCGTGCGGCTTCTTCATATCGTCACCTCGCTGGCCTGGTAGGGACCGCCCATCACCACATTGCGGTTAGAATCCCACACGACATGCGCGCGCAGGATTTTCGGCGGCAGCGGGCCGGTATCCATGCGCGGCTTCAGCCGCCAGATCGCGGCAAGGCCCGGCCTCGATTCCGCGAAGACGGTGAGGTAGCCGGCCGCGGCGAGATACTGCACATAGCGCTTCACGGTGCTCAGCTGCAGCGGCCGAATCTGTCCGACTACGCCGCGCAGCTCATGAACATCGAACTGACGCAGGTTGCGGATCGCGATCCACATCAGCAACGTGCCGCTTTGCGGCAGCGCGGTGCCGTCGCGCCGCAAAGACGGCGCTTCGGCTGGCCGCTTGGTCAGCCGGTAGAGCTTCTCCGGCGTCCTGCAGGTCGAGTCTCGTTCTTCAACGACCTGCGCGAAACCGCCTTTCACCAGGCGGCGCACATAGTCGTGCACCGTCTGCTTGTGCGAGCAATGGATGGTTTCGCCAAATATCTCGGCGACCGACCAAGGCCGCTTTGCGTCAAGCGCGCGAATGGCTTGCCACCAGCCCTCCTGGCCGAGCGGCACGACCAGCGAGAGCTCGGCGATGCGCTGCTGTTTGTGAGCGGACATCAGGCCGCCCTCACGCGCTTGTAGGGCTCGATCACGCGCGCATGCGGCGGCTCGCCGGTATAGAGCGGCTCGGAGCCCCAGGCCGCGCAATCGACGGTCTTGAAGCCCCTGTTGCGGGCAAACTCCGCCACGCGGCGCGCATTGCGCACGATGCGGCGCGCGCGGCCGCCCGATTGCTGGCGGATCATGTCGAGCAGATCGTCCGTGATGGTGACCTGTGACACGATGGCGTCGACCAGTGCGCGTGCGTCTTCGAGGTCGCAGGGCTGCGCCTGCATCCAGTCGTTGACACGGTTGTGGAACCGCTCGACGCCGAGCAGCTTGTCCGGCAGGCGCTCCTCGCCGATGAGAATGATCGGCGCGTGCGAAGAGTCGTGCAGCTCGCGGACGAGCTCGATCATCTTCTTGTCCACGAGTTTGTCGGCTTCGTCGATGATCAGCGGCCGGCGCGGATCATCGCCCAACGCCGCGATGACTTCCTGCGCCATGTCAGAGAGCGCGGCGTTGCTCCTTTTGACGCTGATGCCGAACTCATGGAGGATGTTGCGCAGCAAGGTACGGCGCGTCCAGCTGTCGCCGACTTCGACGCGCTTCGCGCCGGTCCTGGCTCGCGCGAAAATCGACGCATAGGTCTTGCCGTAGCCGCTTGGTCCCGCGCAAACGCCGATTCCGTCATCGTCGGGGTCGCGCTCGATAAGGCGCATGGTCATCGCCATGAACGCCGCCACATTTTTGATCGGCACCGGACCCTTGACGCTTGAATGCGAGTTCGTCATCTTCTGTCCTTCCAAAAGTTATTGACCTTGCCCCGCCGCTCCGGCGGGGCTTTTTGTTTCCGGGATGCCGTAGGTCAGAGCGAACCCCCGGTACTCAGGCCCTGTGCGGTAGCCGCCGAGCCACAACAGTTCGTCCTCATTCACCGCTTCGCCGCGCGCCATCGCCTCCTCGATCGCGCGCGCGCGGCGCCAGCGGTGATGCGGTGTCTCCTCAGTGCGCAACGGCTTGACGTTAATCGGCTCGTGGCGCAGCTGCTCGGCGAGCGCGACGATGTCGGCCGAATGCACCGGCTCGATGTCGCTGCCTTCCGCCGCGCGCCGCGCCGCGGCGAGCGCCGGTGTGTCGTGCGTCTCGGTGCGTTTGGGGAATTCCGCGAGCTTGCCGGCCTCGCGCGCCGCCTGCCGCGCGATCGCGGGCGCCATGTCGGCGGCCCTGATGCGGCGCGCCTCTTTCTTCGCCGCGCCGAACCGCTCGGCCATGATGCGCTTCTGTTCTGCTTTGGCTGCGGCGATCGCCTTCACCGGATCGATGCCGGCCAGTTCCGGCGCGATGACTTCGCCGAGATAGGTGCCGCCGTCCGGCGTGAAGGCGTGCGCGCGGCCCATGTCGGCGGGGTCCATGCGGACAAGCACCTCGTCGCCGACGGTGAGGAATCCGCCGAGATAGTAGGTGTCGTTGGTCCTGATGCCGCTCTTGGTGACGACGCGGATGCCGTTCTTGCCGGCAACCGGCATCAGCAGCACGTCGAGCGCACGCTCGTCTTCGATGCGGCGCACCGCCGGGCCGCTCGCCATCGCCGCGACGGCGAACGGCGTCTGGCCTTTCAGGCCGGCATGCGGCGCGGTGGCGTAGACATTATTGCACCACTCGTCGACGCGCGCCTGCAGCTCGGTCCCGGTGAGCGAGACCGCAAAGGTGTCCTCGGGTGCCTCGCCGAGCCGCGCGGCGAAGCTCTTGCGGCTCTCGATCGCCTTGCGGTCGGCGACCGAGTGGCCGACGAAACCCGGCAGCGTGCGCATTAGGCCGCGCTGCAGCGTGCCGATCGCGCGCTCGACATGGCCTTTTTGTTCGGGGCTGAAGGCGCGCGCGGTCTCATGCTCGATGGCGAGCGCCGCAAACAGGCGCTGCGTCTCGCGCGCGATGAAGTCCGAGCCGTTGTCGGACTTGATCCGCTCAGGCACGCCCCAAGTGAGAATGCATTTGCGCACCAGGAGCCCGACCGCGCTGGCGCGCGGCGTCTTCGAGACAAGACCGATCATGCGGCGCGAATAGACGTCGATCGCGACATAGACAGCGTGGCGGCCGTCGACGCACATCACGTCCGCCGGCGAGGCGTCGATCTGCCAGACCTCGTTGAGGTGGCTTGCCGGCTGCGCCACGCGCGCGGAAAAGCGGATCGTGCTTTTGAAGCGGTCGGGATTACGCACCGCTTCGATCTCGTTGCGGTAGTCCTCGCGCCACGCTTTCAACGCATATTGAAAGGTGCGTACCGGCGGCACGTCGACGCTGCGGCCGGCCAGATCGAACGTCGAAAAGCGGTCGGCGACCACTTTGCGGATATGCTCTGCCGTGAGCTGCGGCTGCTTGATGACCAGCGCGAGGATGTAGGTCTTGACCTCGCCTTCATTGGCGCGGTCGAGAAGGCCGGTGCCGCGGCGGACGGCGGCGCGATCGACGGCGAGCCGCGCAGCGCCCGCCTCGCTCCTGATCTTGCGCCACCGCCGCAGCGTGCGCGCGGTCAGCGAGCGCACTTCCGCCTTGATCCAGCCCGCGACCTCGATCTGGCCGGCGTTGAACAGCGCGGCGAAGCGCGCGTCGGCATCCCAATGCGACAGCTGCGCGTCGGCGGCGTAGCGGTCGGCGACCGCGAGCAAGGCAAGCCGCGCGTCGCGGGAATCGGTCGCCGGGCCGTCGAGCCTGATCGACTCGTCGTCCTGCGCGGCTTCGCGCGCGACGGAGGCCGGGATGTCGATCGTCTCGACGTGACGCGCCACATAGGCCGCGCGCGCGTCGGCCGGCAGTGCCTGATAGTGATATTCCATGCCGCCGCCACGGCCGGCGCGGGTGCGGGCGAGATCGGCGCGCGCGTTCCAGCCGTTGCGATCGGCGAAACGAATGACGCTCTCGCGTCGCGCCGGCAGGCCGGGCAACTGCAACGCTGCGATTTCGGCGGCGGACAGCCAGAGCTTCAAGGCATTCCCCCCAGGCATTCCCATTTCAACCCGCGCTCCACCGGCGATAGACGCGCAGATGCAGCACGGTCATGACCACCGGGACCGGGATCAAGAGCCAGAGCTGCAGGTAGATTTCGAGCGAGAGCCACGCGACGTTGCTGATGACGCCCCAAACCGGCGCGCTCAGCCGCTTCTCGGCCATGAAATAGGCGCACAGCAGCGTGCTGACGGTGGCGGCGGCCTGCAGGGCGATGCTGACGTCGATCATTCGACCGCGCTCCCGGCTGTATTAAGCGCGAAAGCAGCGTCGATGATCGCCGCGCGTGTGGCCTTCGTGACCTTGACGTGCGGCAGCAGGGCCGTGAGCGCGTCGCGCAGCATCGGCGCCGCTGCACCGAGCCGCGCCGCCGCCTCGCCGTCCGGGTTGGTGTCGCCGCCGTAGAAAACAGCGATCTGCTGGTTGTCGGCCGAGACGACATGCCATCCGTAACCGAGCCTGCCGATGCAAAACCACCGCTCGCCCGTCATCGTCCCGCCTCCGTCTCCGTCTCGACGCGCGGTTTCCTGCGCGGAGCGTTTTCGATGCCGAAGGCTGCTTTGATCGTGGCGTCTTGCTTCACCGCCTCCCAGGTCTTCTGCTCAAGACGCATCGCAAGGTCGAAGGCGCGATTGAGACGCTCCAGCCCGCGCGCGAGGATTGCCTTGCGCATGCCGAGACGGTCGATCTTGCGCAGCCGGGCACGGGCGCGCTTGCTGCGCTCGCGCAGCTTGATGTCCGCCATGCGCCAACAACGCCCGCAGATCAGCTCGGTTTCCGGCAGATCGCTCTCTTCGCGCTTGAAGGAGCGCCGGCAACCTGGAATGCAGCAGCTGATGCGCCCGGTCATCGCCCAGCCTTCCATGTCGCATCTGCCGCGGCGATCTCGCGGTCGAGCCGGTCGCGCGCCTCTTTGGCCATTTCGCGGCGGATCAGGGCCTCGTACTTTGCGTCCACCGCAATCAGGCCGGTGTCGGTCAGGAGCGCGTTGATCAGCCGCGCGTCCTGGGTGACTGCGGCGAGTGCAATGAGGCGGTGGGCGGGAATGTTGTGCTTCTCGCGCGCGGCGGAGGCGTAGGCGTCGAGCATCGACGGCTGCACCGTCTCGCCGAGCCATTCGGACATCAGGTGTGCGATCACGTCGCGCGACCGGCCGCTGGTCTTCAGCGCCTCGGACACCGCGCGCGCGACGCGCATCGTCATGGTGGCCGCGCGCACGCGATCGGCGTCGTAGCGAGCCACGACAGGCGGCGGCGTGAAGTCGCGGAAAAGGTCGGGCGTGTTTGTGTCGCGGCGCCGGGCCATCATTCGGCCTCCCGCTCTATGGCTTTGGCCGCAATCTGCTCGTCCACGTCGACGCCGATTTCACGCATCAGCGAAATGGCTTCGTCTGCGCGGTTGACGATGTATTGATCGACATCGCCCCAAATGCCGCCGATGTCGACCAGCAGCGCTTCGATCTTTTTGAGGCGCTTGTGCGTCTCGCGCTGCGCCCATTTTTCCGTCCACGCCTGTCGTGATCTAGGCATGCCGGCCCCGCGCGAAAGAAAAGGCCGGGCGAGCGGGAGGGCACACCCCGTCGCTCGCCCGGCAGGTGCGCCGCAGGGAGGAAATCGCGGCGGAAAAACGTGTCGTCATCGCCGGCCTCCCGGCATGACGTAGGCGTAGACGCGGCCGCGCGGATACGTCGCCTCGGCGACGATGCGGTTATGGTTGCCGGAAATGATGATCGGATTGCCCGACGCATCGATGCCGGACACGATGCCGACATGGCCGCCGCTTTTGCCGCGTGACATCACCGCGATGGCGCCGACCTGCGGGCCGGCGATGCGCCGGCCGTAAGATGCGAAGGACCGCGCCATGTTGGAGCCGGTGCCGCGATAGCCGCGTCGCTCCAGCACCATGTTCATGAAACGCGCGCACCAGAGCGCGCGCATGCCGGTCGGATTGGTGCCGATATGGCGGCGCGCTTCCGCGACCAGCGTTGCGTCGGAGCGGGCGGCGGACAGGCTCGCCAGAAAGGCCGCCGTGAGCGCGGCGACGACGAGCGCGGCACGTAGTGCCGTGCCGAGACCGTCGCGCGCGCCAAACACGTTGAAAACCGCTTGAACGCGAGTCTTAAAGACGGTGCTCGCCCGCATCGTCACCTCCACCCGGCGCAAGTGGCGGCGATGTCGATCCAGACCGCGGCGATGGCGCCGGCCAGCGCCAGCCCGATCAGGGCAGGCAGGCTGTTAACTTCGGCGGGGCGGGCTGACATTTTGCGGGTCATGGGCGGTTTCCGGTGTCTAGGCCGCGGCGCGGTTTTGACTTGCCGCGCGGCGGCGCGCTCTGGCAGCTTTCCGGCCGCCGATGAGACGGCCGTTCCTGTCGAACCAGGCCGGCCAGAGATCGTGCAGGGAGGCCCCGAGAAAGGCCGCGATGATGCGGTTCGACGGGGTGCGTGGTGTGTGCAACGATGCGCGAAGCGTTGAATCGCCGAGGCCGTTTTCGCGGCCGAGTTGGGCTAGGGACGAGCCTCGCTTGTGGATGGCGGCAATGATGTCAGCGCGGTGCCAGCCATTCTTCGACATGCGATCTTGCTCGGAAGCGCCGGCCTGGAAGCCGGCTTTTTTGGAATCAGGGCCGAAACGTTCGTTGCATTATGGACATATATGACTAAAAAACAACCCGGAAATGACCCTTTCCAGATTGGAAGGGACGCTATTGGGGATTTTAAGCCCCATATCCGTCTAAATATTAAGGAAATCCGCCGCCGGACCGAGGAATTGCGCGGCTGCTTGGCGCGCGGCCAGCTGCCGGACTGGTCGGATATGCCGCACTGGCAGCGTTTCGCAGTCGTGCTGCGTCTCCTGCCGATCGAGCAGCGCGCGCTGCTGCTCGGCAAATCGGACAAGCAGCTGCAGCGATATGAGGCGGGCGTCGAGATGCCGTTTCCCGTGGTCGCGGCGCTTGCGGTCGAGACTGAAATTCCGCTCGACTGGATCGCAACCGGAAGGCCGCCGGGCGTCGGCCCGACAACCATATTCTCAGACGACGAGGTGCTGGTTCAAAAGTTAACTTGGCGCGCTTCGGCAGGGCACGGTAGCCTGATACTCGATGAGCGCGCGGACGGCATCTACTTTCCCCGCGTCATCCTAGAACGCATCGGCGTGAAGCCGGAAAATGCGCGTATTTGGGAAGCGTCGGGAGAGTCAATGGTGCCTACAGTTGGCGATGGAGACATGATCGTAGTCGATATTTCCTCAACTCAGATCGCCGAAGGCAAGGTCTATGCGTTTTCGATCGGTGAGGAAGTATTCGTGAAGCGGCTGCGACGGCTCGGTGAGAAGGTGTTGATGATGTCCGATAATCGCGAGCTGTTTCCAACCGACGAGCCCGTCCCCGCCGACCAGTCCTTCGTCATTTTCGGCCGCGTCAAGTGGGCCGGCCGGGCGCTGTAGAGGAAATTGGTGCGGTGAGTGTTCTGCAGGCCATGACGCGACGCGGCCTTTTCTTGGTTGCCGTCGCTGTTAGCTTGGTGACGGCGAGTGCGGCGGCCCAGGCGCCCGGCCTTGAATTTCTCTCCTGTCTGTCGTCCGCGCGCGATTGCGAAGCGTCTCAAGCGCAATTGAAGAGAGAGTGGAGGGTCGCGCTCAAGGGCGACTATCAAGCTCAACGCAATGTTGCGTTCTGCCTCCGGTCCGGCTGCGACGGCGCGATCGCCCGGAATGGAGTTTTTGGGTGCGCCTGGCGGATGGTCATTGTCGCCTCCGGCAGCAGCAAGGTTGACGAGAGCGATGCCGCAAACGCGCAGTCCGATTGCGGCGCCTTGTCCCCGATCGGCCGCGTCGCCGCCGAGGAGCAGGCGAAGAAGCTGTTTCTCACTATCTATCGCCGGCCGCTGCCTTGA